GTCCAACCAAGGGACGGGCCTAGGTACACCGGCGCGGACCTTCCGAAGCGAATCTCCTCAAGTACGGACACTGGCTTTTCGAGCGTCAACTCGTGCCCGGAATCTGCTAAAACATCTTCTGCGAAGTTCTCAAGAACCACATCCAGATCCCTCTCATCGCAAAACAAGAGGGCATTGTCACCGTCGGCAAGTATGTCAAACTTGACACGACGGGTGAGCATGACACCCACGACTGCGCAGAGCATGAGGATGGTGTTCCCCATACCCGTGTTGAAGTCGCCGGAGGCACGCCCGCCTGGACGGGAAAACTTCACACCGGATGCTGTCCTGCCGCTAAAGACCTGCATGGACAAGAGGCGTGCTAGCCTAGGATCTTGGCTGTAGGCTGCCAAATACACGCTTCTCTCAGCATCAACCTGACTTGAGCTGACGTGGGCCTCGAAAGCCTTGCCGTCAACCTCAAAACACACCGGGCGCTCGAATCCACCAAACTTGCGCTTGATGAGATTGGCGCGTCTTTTGGGACTGAGTCCCTTAGCCACAACCCTCGTATTAGAGCCACCGAATAACCGTTTGGCAGTTAAGTTTCCCCACAGCCAGTGCTCAAACGGCTTAAGCCAAGAGGCGAGTGCTAGGTTGAACCGAGGCGACCTTGGGAAAATCATCCTCGGCTTGGCGTCCTTAGCAGCTCCACACTTCTCAGCTTTCAGAAATGCCTTGAGTTCCGCGTCCTTACCTGTGAGGGGATCGACACGGAGAGACATCTCTGCTTCGGCGTACTTGCGGCCCATTGCACCATGATAAGATTGAGCCGTTTCGAGGTATGTCCACTTATAACCACCATACCTACGAGCCAGACAACAAAAGGATTTGACAATCCCTTTGAAGCTGGTGCCAACCTCGTAGGTAGCTGGCTTGGGCAAAGGACATAGAGATCGCTTCATAAGGGCGGCGATCTCGTTGTGGGTGCAGTTGGCGTGCACTCCCGGTGACCAGGTCCCCGGAAGCCCCGTGCTACACGCCACACGCATGCTACGTTTCTGGTCCAGGCAGACAGCCTGGAGGTCCGCCGGCGGTAGTATGGTACAGCCGTCAGGGGTTGTCATGTCGACCTGACCGACACAATAACCCCTGTTAAGGACCTGGCGTTCTCAGAGCCACCAGTAACGGGTGATGCCAACCGCAGGCATGCAGGAGGCCGTATAGCGCTCCTCGCGAGACACCTGCCACGCCATCCGGAGAGCAGCGTTGACTGCTATCCAGGTGTCGGGCTGAGAAAGCCCAACCTTCTTGCACCAGTCAAGCGCGCGGAGCTTTAGCGACTGTGCTAGAAGGGCGTCGCGCTCTCGAAGGAGCGCGTAGTTGGCTAGTCTAAACAACAACTCGTGGTACAAGACCAGACGAGTGCCATCGGCAAGCTCGACCACAAGATAGTATTGGTCTGGCTTGTTGTCTAG